GGTACATTCCGGAGTGGAGTCGTTTATTGAGCTGGGTAATGATTTGCAGCACGGGCAAAAAGTGTTTCTTTCTCCGGTGTTTGGGATTGACGGGCATGGTGATCGCATTTTAACCGCGATTCAATGCCTACCCGTTATTGAATACGAATAGGAGGAATTTGATTATGGGTGAATTTTTTCCGTGCTTTGCTTGCGGTGAGGTCAATGATATCAAGGTGTATTGGACGAAGAATATAGGACTTGGAATCAAGCAGGTATGCGTTCGATGCAGCAGCTGCGGGGCCACTACGCATTTCTATCCTACGGAAGCGGAAGCTACAGCGGCTTGGAACTTGAAAAATACTACAGCCAACGATCTGCGGAAGGAATTGGTACATCTCAAAACATTGCTTGTGTCCTTCTTTGCCTGCCTGGATCAGCAGCAGGCGTTATCTGAAGAGGATGGGCCGGACGAGGAAGAATTTTTGAACGGGCAGTTGGAGCAGATAACAGAAGCTTTGCGGGATGCTGCAAAAAGCGTAGTTTAAATTCAGTAAACGCTTATCACGTAGACGTGATTGCTCGACTCAAAGCCAAACTCGACGCCGATCCCAACATGCTGCAGAAGTATCGTCCAGATTTCTTTTAGGGGGCTGAGATCCGGTGATTGAACGTATACGCTTGGCAAATCTGGGTCCGTTCGGTGGTATACAGGACGTGGTGCTGCCCGAAGGTTTGATTTCCATAGAAGGTCGATATGTAGGGGCGAAGGGTAAATCCAATCGTGCTGGCAAGTCGTTCTTCGCCGTGGATTTGTTGCGCTTCCTCTTTTTCGGGAAGCATCGCTATTCGCAGAACAAGAACCTGCCACATAGAAGTGCTGACCTGTTTAAAGACCCCATATATGCAGCTGCTCATATATCCATAGGGGATCAGGAAGAATTGACGATTACGCGCACCTATGATGCTCTAAACAAGCGTTTCGCTTTGGAGTTGCCCGGCTACACCGAACGGTCCACCGATAAGCTGAAGCAGTCGGAGATGCAGGCTGTGCTTGAGGCAAGTCTGGGGTGTGATCATGAAACGGCGGCACTTACCTGGATGGTGATGCAGGACGAATCATCTGGTATTATGAAAATGTCCGTCTCCTCCAGGAAGACTTTTCTCCTGACTCTGTTTTCTCCTACGTCTTATTCATGGGATGCTTACTATGCCGAAGCCATGCAGCGGCTGAAGATAGTACAGGGTAGATATTCCGAACTTCAGGGGCAGTATGCTCATCTACTGCAAAAGCAATCCGAGCTGCATGAAGATGAACTATTGGGAAGGCGTTCTACATTACAGCAGTTGTGTGATGAGTATACTGCTAAAAAAGAACACTTATCCCTGCAAAAAGCGGAGCTGCAGAAACGGCTGGCTGATAAGAGAGATACAGCCGAACTTCGCCAGAAGCTGTCAAATTATGACTCTACGATTCAAACCTCCTTCAGTGTTATTACGTCTACACGTAAACAGATTGGTTTATATGAAAAGCAAAAGATAAAAAGACAAAAAGCGACGCAGGATTATGAGCAGATAGAACCAAAGCTTTTGGAATTGGATGCTTTGATCGATCCTGCGGAGCTGGCACAGGTTAGAGAAGACTACACCAAGGTGGCACGGATGAATCAGCGTGATCAGGCCGATCTTGCGGCGCAATTCGACCGCATCAATAATATCATGGCTTTTCAGGGACATGGAAAAGCTTGTCCAGTTACAGGTAATTCCTGTCCTCATGGAACGGAAATAGATACCTACCTGAATCGCCTTACGCATGAAGCCAGTCAGCTTGAGCAGCGGATTAAGCTGGCTGAAGGCAAGGAGAAAAAGCTTTTACAGCAGCTGACTACTATTGAAGCCTATATACAAGAACGAGATTTATTGGATCGTCAATTATCAGGTGTCCAGACTATCCTGACTGAAACAGCCACTGCCGAGCATGATTTGGTGGGTCTGCAGGAATTGCTGAAGGATCAAGAGGCGCACTACAAGCAACTGAAGCAGGAGCGACAGGCTGTGGATGCCGAATTGACACAGAGACTTCGTGTAGACGATTTGGCACAGCAGAGACAGCTTCAGGAATACACAACTTCTATTCAGGAAATGGCGCAGGAGATAGTTACGCTCAATAAGGAAATTGCTTTAGTGGACGGGGATTTGCAGTACCTGCAGAAATTGGAGAAGGATTTGACCCTGGTACAGGCCGAGTTGCATACCAAGGACGAGCAGGTGCAGGTTTTGAAGGCATTGCGTCCGGCTTTGTCCAAAGATGGGATTCCTTTTTTCAATCTGGTGGCATCCATCTCTGAATTTGAGACGGAGATCAATCGAGCATTGTCTACTTTGGGAACGGACATAAGGGTGGAGGTGTTGCCATATAGAACGATGACTACGAAAGAGCCAATGTGTATGACCTGTGGGTACGAGTTTACAAATTCGGTTACAAAGTGTCCTGTATGTAAAACTACTAGACAATACCGGAAAGAGGAAACGTTGGAGTTGCAGTTCAAGGGATCTGCTTTCAATATCGAGTTCTCCGAGGATTCCGGCGGGGGTAAGTTGTTGGTTAGTCTTGCTGTGCGCCTGGCCCTGTTTACGGCTTTGCGGGATAGAGGTTATATGCGCGGGGTGGACTGGTGGGTGATGGACGAGGTATTTTCCCCATTGGACACAGCGGCGAAGGCTGCCATGTTGAATTTCCTGGATGACTTGCGTGATCTCTATGGATTCAAGCAGCTTTTCATTATTTCTCACACAGATTTGTCCGATGTGATTCCTCCGGCGATCATTATTGAGAGGGATGCTGATACACAGTCTTCAGTTATTTTGGCTTAAAAGTTTCCAGATAATGTGCTTGACAAATCTTATGGGCGTGGTATTATTTGTGCATCAACATTTTCCACGCCGACAAACTCAAGGAGGAAAAGATGCTACAAACACTTATGCCACAGCGAACATCGGTTATGGAAGATGATCTGGATTTTGTAATGCCCTATATCAAGATCAATCCAGACAATTTGACAGACGATATGGTGCAGCATGTTAGCTCTTATGTTTATTTAGCTCAATTTGCAGCGGAGGCGGCTGGAACGGCTGCAGATACAAAGGATGCGGTCTCTGCTACTAAAGCTCAGAAGTTTGTGGAGTTCAAGCTGGGTGGTATGGAAGATGGGAAGAAATTCCCTACGGATGAGACGGTTAAGGCAGCGGTGGAGCAGGATGAAGATGTGATCAAAGCCAAGGAGGACGCCGCTTCCGCTCGTATGGATGAGATTTTCTGGAATTACGTGATGGATGCTTTTCAGCAGCGGGGCTTTTTGATCAAGGAATTGGCTTCACTGAATAGTCAGGGAAGGAACGATATTTCCAGAAGTTTCAATATGGATACTCGACATGAATTGGAAAAGCAACGATCCCGAGATGCACGGGAGGCAGAGAATGATGCGGCTGTGCGAGCACCCCAGCTGACCAGAGATTCCATGCTTAATACCATGCGGTCGGCTATACGGAAATAGGAGGAGAGTACTGATGGTGGAGATTAATCCGCAGACGTTGTTGGAGCATAAGTTGAGTTGGGACAAATATAACGATACTTGTGCGGAAGAGGCGTTGGCCGAGGGGTTGCCTACTTTTGCCAGCATGTTTCTAAAGGAGCCTGTGGATCCGAGTGCGGGTTGGCCCCGGAAGTCCCAATACTAAAGGAGGTTACATAAATGGCGTTGTCAGGTGGAAACAAAGTGCGTACTGGTGGTGGTGGTGGTAACAGTTCTCTGGGTGGAAAGCTGTCCGGAGGGGTGGCCTCCAAGGGAGGAAAGAGTAAAGTAGATTTGGCCAAGCTGTTTGCGACTATGGATGGACGTAGCGGCGGCGACAGGTTCAAGTTGGATCCGAAGGGCACGGTGCGTTTCAGATTGGTGCAGCCCCTGGGAACCGATGATGTTCCGATGATTCCCGCCGATGAGCATTGGCTCCCTTATGTCAAGGACGACGGCAAGGAAGGGAAGCGGCAGGCTTATTGTTATGATCTGATTGGTCAGCCCTGTCCGTTCTGTATCCTATCCGGACTTCTTCAGAACAGTAAGGTTGCGGCGTTGGAGGAAATAGGCAAGGATATCCGGCCCAGTAAGCGCTGGCTGATGTATGTGGTTAACCGTAGTTACATGATGACTCAGGAAGATCCTCATGTGGTTGAGTCCATGGAAAAGATCGAGAAAGCTCCGTTGCCTCAATCGGTAGCACAGGCTATAGTTCAGCTTATGCGTAACAGATCCTGGGGTGACCCCACCGATCCCACGAATGGCTATGATGTGGAAGTGACGGGGAAGTCGCGTGGTGGAAATGTTTCCTTTACCGAGTATTCCGTTTCACCTGTTCCTCGTGATGCCAGCCCTGCTTATAATACTCAGATGGCGGCCAACTTCCAGCCCCTGTCCACGCTGCTTGAGTTTAAGAGTGACGAGGATTGTATGAAATTGATCGAGCCCATTTTGGCGACGCTCGCTACGGAAGGGTTTGAAGAGATTGTGGATGCTTTCTGGGAAGCTATGGATGTTCTACCTTCTGGCGGGGAGTCCAGTGCGGATGAGAACATGGAAGGCGGCGAAGGGGAAAACGGTGAGGATGAAGGAGTGGGGGATGACGCGCCGGATGAGAATTTCGGAACGTCGATCCGGCCTGAGCTGGATGCCACTGCCCCTGAAGGTGAGGAAGAAGGAGAAGAAGGAGAAGAAGGAGAAGAGGGAGAAGAGGGAGAAGAAGGAGAAGATGAAGGTGCTGAAGAGGGAGAAGTTGACGGAGGAGGAGAAGAGGGAAGCGCTCAAGGAGATGGACATGATATTTCGCCAGCTCCAGCACCCGTTCTCCGGAAACCAGCCCCAGGTGCCCCTCAGCCGGAGGCGGGGAAGCGGCGAACCTCCGCTGCCGTTACCATGGCACGAACGACAGCTGCAAAAGCTCAGGCAGCTCCTCAGCCAGTGGCTCCGGCGGCTCCGGCAGACGCTAAGCGCGGCAGTAAGCTACTTGATCAGCTTCGTAGGAATAAGAAGTAGACACTGATCGGGCTGAATTCGATGGGGCGATTGAGGATAGAGCTTGATCGCCCCTTTCATTCAAGGTGGGAGGGATTTTTGTGGCGAAGCTCTATTTAAAATGTAGAAATTGTAATACGACTTATGAGTATGAAACTCCGTATCCTACCTATGTTGGTGCCATCAATGAAATAGAATCTGCGCCTGTGGTGGGGGATCAGCGGATTCTGCACCCACGGTGCCCGTATTGCACATCCCACGCCTGTATCATCATCAGTCGCCTACCAGATTAGTCTAAAGAGATAAGAAAAGGAGGCGAGAAATTTTGCCTGAGTCTGATCGTCAACGAATTGCCTTGATGCAGCCGGAACAGCGTAGCGCTCACATTCCACGCATGTCCCACATGCTGCTTCAAGCTCAGCGGGTTAGAGCCCGACAGCTGGGTTCGTATTATGCGAAAACAGATGGATATTTCACATTGGAGTCTTATTACCCTCACCTGCTGGCTAAATTGGAGATGCTGACGTTCTCCTGGATGCTGGCCGGAAAGCATATTCTTACGAATAAAGCTATGCTGCAGCACTACTTGGAAGCAACGAAAGTACAGCTGGCCATTAGTCAAAAAGTGCCGTTTCCGGTAATCGACGAGGAAATGCGAGCCGCCGGATACACGGATTTGGAAATCTATAAGAGGCAAATGACACAACTGTTGTATTTTTTGGAGACGGAAGTATTGATGCTTTTACCAGAGGCCCCACTGCCTAAAAAGGAGGGTGATGGTACGGATGGCGAAGACCTTGACGAGCCTGATGGAGAAGAGCCAGCATTTACGTCGAAAACAGACAGTACAGAAGCAGAAAACGAGGGAAAAAGTACGAAGTGAAGCTTTGTATCCTCCGGCGACATTGATCCCGAAATACGTCATAGGTATTGATCCCGGACTACGTGGAGCGATTGCTTTACTGTCTCATGTATCCAGCAAGAAACAGATTCAGGTGCATGAGATTTTCGATTGTCCGCTTAAGTCCGGAGGTTTGACGAAGAAGGCGCGAGAGAATCCAAACAGTATTACATTTGATTTACAGGGAATGCTTTCCGTTTTGCGTGGATTGGGTAAAAAATACGAGACATGGGATACACAGGTTTTTATAGAGCAGTCTCAGGTTATGTCCAAAGGCGGGCGGCAGCAGGGCAGCGTCTCTAATTTCACCATAGGTTACGGTTACGGATTATGGATGATGGCCTTGACCAGTGTGGATCTTCCTTGGATTTATTCATTTTCACCTATTGAGTGGACCCGGCGACTGTTTTCCAAAGAGCCTTACAAAAGTATGGAGTCCACTAAGGATAGGTCGATTACATATGTGAAAACCTTGTTCCCTGATGTGCCGCTTTTACCTGAAGATAATAAGCGGGTGAAGAAAGAGAGGGATGGGCGAGCGGATGCGATAGCGATAGCTTGTTATGGTATACAACATTATATGTGGGAGGATAAATAAATGCAGATAGTGGGCGAGAAAAATAAATATTTTCCTTTCGATCCATATAATTTCCACTATGTGGCTGAGAAGGGCAGCGCCAAGCCGCAATTGATCGACCACTGCGCTACTGTGGCTTTCCGTTCGATAGGGCCGCATTTGAATTATATGGTTCCGACGAATTCCAAGGTACCTCAAACTCATCAGACTACCTATCTGGTCTGTTCCATGAGAATTCCCGAAGAAATTGTGTTTAGCGAAATTGTTAAGCAGATGATGTTCAGAAAGAGATCTCGCAGCTGGCTGAAGGTTTGTCATAACCCGAAGTCTGTTCCGACTAAGGATAAGTCGATCCAGCAGGGAACAAAACGGCCTCCGAGTGCATTGGATTTACTTGCGTTGGCAGCTCAGTGTTTCATTGATCCGGCGGCCAGTTGGGGACGGTTGAATCCGGTTCGGGGAAAGCATCAAGTTATCAGCCTTGAGGAAATTCCACTGTTGAGCGACGGTCAGTTGGTCGTGCTTGGCGAGGCGCAGACACTTCCGGAGAAAAACACTACTGGAACATGGCGTAGACACGACTCTGTAATATCCGCGCTGATGGGGGCCTCGCAGTTGGAAGAGGCGATTTCTTTCCGTACAGGATTGGCTGTTGATGATTGTCAAGCCGTGTTGCACGCCATTCGTCAGTGCCTGCTCGATCTGCATATGGATGCTGCGGCTCTGGGATTGTCCGTTTTCGAGTACGAATTTCTGGGTACGTTTGCGGTAAAGGGTGCGGTTAAGAATGGGCGACTTCAAACCACGTGTGCCTTAACGTCCTTATTTAAGAGACTTCTGCGTGCCCAGATCCGTGATTGGCGTAAGGAATTGGGTTTACTTGAGGAAGACCCGGAGGATGAAAACGAGGATGATGGCGATGCCGATTTCTAGACGAAAAAAACAAGCCGATGTGGAGCAGCTGGAACGCATAGTGGAGCAACGTGGAGAATCCCCTTCCGCTGCTCAGTGGGAAAAAGGCCGAAGTAAGCTTACTAAGAAGTTGCAATCTTTTTCCACGTTGAAGCCCTTTACAGCTTCGTCTGTCGTGAAGCCTCGCATTTGGCTGCCGACCAGTTATCCCATGCTGGACTATGTAATGGGTGGCGGGAAGGGTATTCCACTTGGTACAACTTTGGAAGCCTATGGAGAAAAATCGGCGGGTAAAACCACAGTCCTGTTTACGATGGCCGGGGATATGCAAAAGCGGTATGGAGCTATTATTATTCTTTTCGATACGGAAGGGACTATTGACGAGGCTATGCTGCGTAGAGCCCGTGTGGATCTCTCTTCGGATGCTTTTATGGTGGCCCAGCCCGAGGATGACGGGGATGTGCTGAACTACGAGACGGTATTCAAAACGATGTTGGATTACCTGATGATAATCGATAAGATGGATATGGGCGACGATACGCCTCCTGTGATTTTCTTATGGGACTCCGTTGGTGGAACCGGAGTTAAGGAAGTCGAGGATTTATTGAAGGATGGGGGCCTGACAGCCAGTAAAATTGGTTCGCAGGCGTTGGCCCTGACCGAAGGCATGAAGAACATCAAGCAGCTTATCCGTAAGTATAATGTGCTTCTCCTTGCCTGCAACCAGGCGCGTGCTGTAATTGGTGCGACAAAGTATCAAGCAAAGGATCAGCCTGCGGGTGGTTATAATTGGGATCATTCTGTTGATATTCGTTTTAAATTGTCTCAGTCTAATCGATTTGGTGGAAAATTTGCTAATGGAAAATCCATCATTGAAGTCAACGGAGCTAGTGCAGGTACTGTGTTGAAGGTGTATGGGATGAAGAATAAATTGGCTCCTCCTTATCGAGAAGTAGGTTTAGTTAATTTATTCAACCATGGAATCGACATGTATCAGTCCACTATCCTTCATGCTCTCTTCGATCTTCCCGACATTTTTCCGGAAGGAATCAATAGGGGGCGAATCCAGTATGCTGGAAATTCTTTCTCCATCCCTAAGTTGGGCACGTTTTTTCGGCAGGAGCAGGAAGCATGGGAGGGATTTCTGCAGCAGATTCGTGAATGCTACGCCAGAATGGATGCCGCCGCTTTAGGCGACGATGTGGATTATGGTGGAAGCAGCGGAAAGGGAGAAGAAGACGGGGAGGTGGAAGAGGATGAATGAGCCGTATTTCGAGGAAGTGCGTGAATTTCATGAGTCGTTTAATCACCCTGTTTCAGATAAACTTGTATATTTATCTTCCGAGCGTGCCCAAAAACGTGCCGAGTGGATGATGGACGAAATTCAGGAGTTTTTGGAAGCGGATACACTTGTTGATCAGACGGATGCTATAATCGATCTGCTATATTTTGCTTTTGGTACGTTGGTTGAGATGGGCGTTCCCTGTCCGTACACCTTATTCAAGGAAGTACATAGGGCGAATATGGACAAGCTCTGGGCTGATGGAAAGCCACATTATCGGGAGGACGGGAAGATCGTTAAACCCGCCGGATGGCAGGGGCCTGAAGAGGCGCTGCGGAAATTGCTTGGAATTGAGGCTGTAGCTGTGGAAGCCGAGTAGATAAAGGAGAGATGCAGCTTGGATGCTCATGAAATTATGCTGCTGGAGCAGTTTGCAGGGAAGCGGTTGATCGCCCAGTTAAGGGATACGGAAGTTGATCCCGACTTTTCGGGCAAGGCGACAGTAACATCCAAGGTGCATCATATTCGTGAGTTGAACGTGACTACGGATATCGTACTGGACGCTGTTACCATCGTGCCTGATCCGGAACTTTCCGATAGGGTGAGAATGCTTTCCGGAACGATACAGTGGTTTGATAGGTTAGTGAAGATAGGGGAGGAGATGGTTTCACCTCCCCTTTCCGGTTATACATTCGCAGGATTTACTGGAGGGGCTGGCAGCGAGCCCTGCGTTCCCCTTGTGACGGATTCCGAGGATTCGGAGTGTGATGTTGTTCATCGGTGGAATTTATTGTATTTGCGGATAAATTATGCTACGGATTTGCCGGAATTGCTGTGGGTCATCGGTACGCCGGGGGCGCTGTATCCCCCGGTTCCTCCGCAGGGTATCCCCTTGGCCTTGGTGAAGCAGGAGCCGGGTTATCCTGTTTGCATCGAAGCAAAGCACATTGTCAATTTCAGAACTGTTCGTTCTACCTACGCTCCGGCGGCTCAATATATTTTGCCACCCGTGCAGGTGGAGGATCAGCTTTACTTACATGATAATGTACAGAATGGCACTACGGCGTTTGTTATGGAGACCGGGCAGTGGTGGTGGTATAAGGATGGTATCTGGGCACCCCACGCTTCCATGGAATTCGATAATACTTTTTACCGCATAGATCTTACGGATACAGTTACTAGGATCACACTGCCTTGGCCTGTCCGCAATTACGCCGAAGTCTTGGTAATCCGGGATGGGCAGATCATGTCACCCAATGATGATTATACTTTAACCCCCGGCCCCAATTCTTTCATTACGTTCACCTATCCCCTGTATCCCAATATGCGCTTGTTATTTATTCGTAATCCATTTTTAGGTGTGGCATATTCGCCCCTGGCTGAAAACAATATACCGCAAGTGCATCATTTATATGTCAATGGGAGTACGGGACATGACGCTTACCCCGGAACCGCCGCTCAGCCTTTCAAGACTTTACAGGCGGCCTTCGACACCCTGCCTTTGCAGAGCAAACATGCCTTTCATCTTCATGTGGCTCAGTTGGATATAGCCGATGTGATCACGTCGAACAGGCATGGGCAGCGTGTGTATGGAGTTTGTGAAAATATCAGCGTGCGATATCTTCGGATAGATGTGGAAAACGATTGTGATTGGGATGATGCACAACTGGACTATCTTTATTTACTTGACGCAGTTGGAATGGTGACTCAAGTAGACGCTGCTTATCCTGTATATTATCCAATTCGTCTGAATCATTGCACATCATATTTTACGAATACATCTATTATAGCAAAGCGTGCCGTTATTGCCGGAGGCACGTCCGGGTGGTTGAGTATGGAGGTTGCATATGATGCTGCCGCCATGTTTATGGCCGGAGCTATTATCTATACCGAGCAGTCGAATTATCACCAGTTGGCGTTTCAGGCAGGAGCCGTTGTAGAGGCTGTGAACTGTGATTTTCAAGGTCTGCAGGGTGTGAGCGGCGGGTATATGGTGGCACGGTCGTGCCGTTTCCACAGCCTGCTTAGTTTACGTTCAATATTTATGGATCTGGTGCAATGTTCGTTGAAGGGAACGGGACTGTTCACAGCCAGTCGTGTATATGTCGATACCTGTACGAATACCGGACCCGCCGGAAGTGTTCTTTGCTTTTTCACTATTACGGATTGCTCCGTGCTGGAAATTGTAAATTCAACGGTAGAGAACAATCAGGAAACGCCGATCATAGTTTCCAATAATTCGGTAGTACGGATACGTGGAGGAAAAATAACAGCTAATCAGGGGCATGGTATTCTGCTTCAGGATAATTCGATTATTTATGCTGAAAATGCCGAGATTTCCAAGAATCAGCAGAACGGAGTAGCTTTACGGAGAGGGTGTTTCGGGGAATTTTCCGGCGTAACTGGAACACAGAATGCTTTTTATGGGATTCACTGTGAAAAATACTCTTCCGCTCGCCGGTTGAATTCGACTTCTTTGACTGGATTTCTGGGACCGTATTTCGAGGAAATACCCGGAGGAACCACAGTCGCTGCCGACAGCGGCGATTTGCACCCTTCCACCCTGATTAATAAATTGAAAGTCGGAACAGGTTTGCAGATGGATGTGGTGCCGTCTTTTCCCCCTGCGGAAAACTACCGTGTGGAAATTCGCGCCAATATCAGCGAGTTAAACCAGCTGGTCAGTTCCTATGCTACAGCCGCAACTATTTATGAATATGAAGCGACTATGGTTAACGGGCAAGTTCTGGATTTTGAGATTGTCAGCCCCGGCATGACGTTCCTGACCGCAGTTCATCATCGACTGAATGCTCCGATTCCGCGTACACGAAGAATTGACATACAGGCGGCTACGCAACATATGTTTATATATATGGATTCATTGGCAGGAACCCAAATTGTATCCGGAACGGGGTTGACGTTGAAAAATCGTCCAGGACTTGGTTATCCTACACTATCCGCTTATTGGGTTATGACTAAAACAGGAACTCATGCCAGTTTAGCCACATATGCCGCTTCGTTGTTGAGCGGGAGTAAAATTATCGGCAGCGTCCCTTCCGGAACCAATATTCGTGTGGCTGTTTCCGTGACACAGGGGGCTACCTTTATGCGGTGGACAGGGAGCATGTGGGAGGTTCTTCCGGGTGGCGGCACCCTGTCCAAGATGCAATACGCCGATGATGTAACGACGTTCAATTTGTATCCCCCGGCAGCATGGGAAGCGCTTAGAGCTATGGGTAAGCCCACTGTGGATCTTTGTTTTACCCTACAATCCACTAGTTCCGTACTTACTCCCATAGTTGAGGCAGTAGAGTGGGAGTATACGGAATACGGGGCTGTTGTTGATATTACGCAGCAATTCAAGCGTCATTTTTTTACAACACGCGCTGTATTTGAAAATACAGGGCCGGATGTAAATCCTCCAATTTACTTTACGCTGGTTCCGGTGTCGTTGGGTACGCCTGGGGTTGTAGCTGGCGGGGTTTCGGTTACGTAGGAAGGGGCGGGGGAGAGGTGTCTAATTTTCACGAGCTTATTCAATACTATGACGCATTGGCCAGGAATCAGGTGGATGAGCGTCTGTATATGATTATGGATGGAGAGGGGCAGGTGCAGCGTACAACCGAGAATACGGTATATGCACGTGATCCTCTTCAGCCTATTTCAAAGTGTCTTGATGCGCTGAAGGTTGTGCCCACTACGCCTGTTTCAAATGCGGTGACGATAGTGGCGGGGCATTTTTACTGCGGGGGAGATTTATACGTATTTCCCGGTATTACGACGCTGGAAATTACGTTGCATCCCTATTCGCCGACTACGATCTTCGTAGGTTTACGTGTGAACAGAAACCAGAAGACGGTTACGCCCTGGGTTAATGTCGAGTATGGTGTAATACCATCACATTTTCCGGAAGTAATCCCGTTGGCTTTGATTACGAAACGCGCCAATGCTTCTGAATTTCTTAGTGACGATATTGTGGATATTCGTCCTTTTATAAATTACGATGTGGCTATTCCCAGGGATAGGAAAGAGGTTGAAATTGCCTGCCTTGGCCCAGGAGAGGCGATTGCTTTCAGTAGGCGGCCTTATCATACGGGTGTGCCATTTTTGCAGGTATGGCAGCGATTGGGAATGACCGCACCTGCCTACGAGGTAATGCATGATTACAGGCAGCCATCCGATTCCATGGAGCATTGGCGTGATTTTCGTCCCTATACTCCACTCTATAATTCTCAATATCTGGCCTATGATCAAATTATGGATGGAGTCAGCCTGCGTAAATTGACACATAGAGCGCCGATAGAGTTTGCCGATCTGCCGGAGATTATATTCGTATCCCCTATGGGTAGGGATACATGGCCGGGAACTAAAGGCAGGCCGGTGGCAACATTGGTGCAGGCTTTGTCCATAGCGGCGGCTATTCCTGAGAAGACAACCATCTGGTTTGACAGTGCGACATATATTTTTACACGCGAGTTAGTATTTCCGCGCAGCCTTACGTTGGTGGGAAGGGATCCCACGTCTGTGCAATTTCGTTTTTCCAGCAGCGGTAAGTTCAGATGTGCGGATTTCGAGCCCTTGATTCTTCGGACATTGGGTTTGTACTTTTATGGTCAGCAGCAAAATCCGGATGGTATTCCCGCCTGGATTGCTACCCCCAATTTGGAAGTTTTTAATTGTATTTGCCAAATTCAGCATGAAACGGCAATATGCGCCCCATTTTTTTCCGCTTCACGATTATTCATCAGTAATTGTGTGTTGAATAATCCGTATTCAGTTCTGAATGCAACCGCTTTGATTTACGAAACTTCCATCAACCCTCCCAGTACACTTGGTATACAAAATACAGTTTATTTGGGGGGTTGGGGGCAGGCGCTCATGGGAGGGCCTACAAACCTGCATGATCAAGCGATAGATCCAAAATTCTTCTCTGGAGATTCCGATGGATACTTTAGGCCAATGCTCGACTCTCCCTGCATTGATACAGGAACATTCGCTTATGTAAATTTCGATATTGATGGTAGTCCTCCGGATATAGGTCTTTATGGTGGGCAATATGCGTCCATGGCCGATAATCCAGCATACCCGTTAAATCAGCCAGCTGTTTTTAAATGGCCTGTACAGACGTTCTTTGGTACGATGTTACAAAAATTCGAGACAATCACGGATATGATTTCCATACCTGCAGATACGCGAGTGCAGGCTGTAGTGAGTTTTACCGGGGGAAGAACGTGGGTGTACTGGCATGAAGAGAGCGCGGCATGGCGTTTGATCACATGGGAACAGGTGCTACAATTTGCCAATTCCTGGACATATTTGAAAGCGCAGCTGTTGCGGGAAGACTTGCGTGATCATACAGAGGAAATTGTTATAGCGTTTGTTCTGTCCACTATGTCGGATCAGCGTACACCTACGGTACATTGGACAAATTTTAAATGTAAGTTGGATGCGAGTACCCTGGTTCCTTACCCGCAGGAAGAGCTGGATATTTTTGTGAATGATACTTCCGTTTTTTTACGAAATCGATTGCCTGGGAAAGTGCGGAATCTGGTAGTAACTTTGAGATAAGAGATAAAAGAGAAGAGGGGGAATTTCCCCCTCTTTTTAGTACGTAGTTAGATCCATGAAGAATATTGGATAGTTGACTTGGAATTCCTTCAACAGTTCTCGCATGAGCCAGCGAATTTTGGGGTGGGCATTTCGAGGTGTGCGCATATTGAATATATGCCGCCACTCTCGCAGGTTTGCTGTAAAGACAAGGTTTGTCCGGAGCGCATTGGGTAGCACATCCCGAGCTTCTTCAGGAGAGGCCCCAGCAGCCAGCAATTCATTGTATGCAATTTCCGCGAATTTGAATGCCTTCTCGTAGATCTCATACTGGGCTTCTGTAAAATTAGGCGTGTATTTGGGGTCTGGGGTGATGAAGTTCATCCCCTTTTTATCCTCAGCATAGTTGCAATAGCGGGTGCTTTCTTGTGAAACGGCAGCTAGACGATGCCTGACCAATTCATGAGAAACGCCACGATCCATGACGAACTTTACGGAAATGCTACAGTGCTCTATAGTCGAAGTGTGCCCTTCCTTAATACGGGAGGCTATATTGTGCTCCTGCTTCTTCTGAATTTCAGCTTTTGTGTCGCTGGCCAGTCGAAATGTTCCCTTACCGTAACACTGTCGAATAGCTGTATCCACAATATCCAGCATTTCCTCGTATGGTGTGCGGGTCAGAATCTCAAAATTCATTGAAACCATTTTCATCTGTAAATACTCCTTTGATTGGTTTATTTACTTGT